TAAGTCATATCCATTAGAATAATAAATTATATTATTAGCAGCTGTAAGTGTAATACCATAACCACCGGTTTGTGGATTACCCACAAAGAATCTTACTGGTGAATCCGGGTCCTGAAACTTTTCTATATTCTTTTGTCTTTGTTCTGCTGGTATTGCACCATAGTATTGTACGATTGTATCGTCACCATATTTTAAACTAATCGCTTTTACTATTCTATTGATATCATATACATAGTTGGCCCAAATAATTACTTTACCCTCCACCTCTTCTAATACTTCTAACAAAGAAGTAATACGATTGTTTTTTATTTCTGTAATTGTATCGTCGTCATTTTTTAAATGACCACAAGTTATTTGATGAAGTCGCATTAATTGTGTAAGCACGTGAGGCGCGGTTGCCATCTTACCTTTTAGTTGAGCGAGGGCCGCGGATTTCATAGTTACATATGTGCTTTTCTGTTCATCAGTTAAATCAACTTCTCTTTTAATATAAATTTTATCTGGTAGATCTAGACAATCTTCTTTTAATACTCTGTAAGAAAAAGGTTTTAATTTATCAGATAACTCTCCGAGTCTTTTGTAACCCTTTGGTATTTGAACTCTACGTCCACCAAAATTTCTTTCTACCATAACTGCATATCTATTTCTAAAAGCATAATAACTATCAAAGCCAAGAAGATATCCATCTAAAAAACCACATTGTGTATACAAATCTAATGGTGATTTAGTTACAGGAGAACCTGTAAGAATTCTCCTATACATAGCAACCTTACCAAGGTTTAAAATAGCTTTTGTTCTTTTTGCACTTGGAGTTTTTATAGTTGTAGACTCATCAACTGCCATTAATGAATTGTGGCAATTAAGAAAAGATGTGGCAAATTCTAGGCCTTTCTTTGTCGAAAATGCTTCTACATTCATTATAAGGATGTGAAGGTCTAAATCTATTTTAAACAATTGCTGATACTCTTTATCCTTTGCTTTGGATGTAGTCGCAGTCCATAATACCGTTTTGTGTTCTATATGGCTAGGTAAATGATTTGGTATTTCTTGAGAATACCAGTTTCTATATACACCTTTTGGTGCTATAATTAACGCCCCATTTATTCTACCTTTATCATAAAGCATAGCAATATTATCTACTAACACTTTTGATTTACCAGTACCCATCTCCATAAAGTATGCATACTCTTTTTTATCCCATGATTTTTCTAAGGCCGTAACCTGATGATCATAAGGTTTTGTTTTAAATTTATAATTCATAATTTTTTTCTACTTTCTAGTTGACAATTATATAAGGACTATTATATAAGATGTCAAGAACTAAGAAATGAAAAATAAAATATTTGAATTATATAAACCAAAATCTTTAGAAGAGTTTTTAGAATTTTATAAAAACAATCCTAAAGAAAGATTTGTTTATGTAGTTCAACAACCAGCTCCTAATATAAATATATTAAGTGCGTCTGACTTTGGTTATCTTGTAATATGTTTGCCTAATAGAGAACAGGCAATATATTCTACTGCACCATACACGCAGAAGATGCAAAAAAATTTACAAGACTTTCGCAAAGAAGATTATTTACTTGCAGTAGGAGATCCTGTAATAATAGGTATATCAACTGCAACTGTAGCTAATGTAACAAACGGACAGTTTAATATGTTGAAATGGGACAAACGTGAACATAGATACTATCCATTAGAAGTGGACATGTATCAGAAAGGATAAAATGGAAAACGTTAGAAACATGATGTTGGAAGATTCAAAAGATCTTTTAGACAACGTCGAAGTAACAACTGTTGCACAAGAATGTGTAAAGTTAAAACAAAAAGAAGATGAGATTGCTGCGTTAGAAGAGCAATTAAAATCTAAGAAAGCAGAGGCTGATGATATCAGCTCTCGTGTGATTCCAGAATTACTCGCAGAGCAAGGACTATCAGAAATAAAATTGGCTGATGGATCTAAAGTATCTGTGAAAAAAGAATATAGATGCACTCTTCCAAAAGATGAAGCAAGAAGAGAGCAATGCTATGCATGGCTTCGTGACCAAAATTTAGGAGACATTATTAAAAACAATGTGTTCGTAACTTTTGGAAAGGGAGAAGACGACAAGGCGAAACAATTGTTGGACCTTGCGGCAGCGAATGGGTTTGAACCACAACAGAAATCTGATGTGGCTTGGGCTACATTAACTGCCCTATTTAGGGAGCGTATCGAGTCCGGGCTCGATATGCCTTCCGATGTCTTTAGTACTTGGATTAAAGACAAAACTAAAATAACTCGGAAATAACTAATGGAGAATGTGTAATGGCTAATGATATAGCAAAAAAAGCAGACTCATCACTAACTTTGTTTGGTGATGATGCCAAAGGTTTTGACAACATGACTCAAGAAGATCTTGCGTTACCGTATGTTAGAATCTTGGGACAGCTATCACCACAAGTAACACAAGGTGATGCTAAATATATAGAGAGTGCTAAACCAGGCATGATCTATAACACCGTGACCAACGAATTATACGATGGCAAGGTGGGTATCAAGGTTATTCCTTGCTACTACAAAAAAGATTATCCAGAGTGGTCGGAAAGAGGCGATGGTCCAGGGGCTCCTGTGGCAGTTCACTTACCGAACAGTCCGATAATCACAACGGGTAAAAGAGAGGGCTCTAAGATTAGATTACCAAATGGTAATTATCTTGAAGAGACTGCATCTTACTTTGTTATGGTAGAAAAGAAGTCTGGTGGTTTTACACCGGCTCTTATAACAATGAAGTCAACTCAATTAAACGTTAGTAAAAAGTGGAATTCTATGATGAAAACCACACAAATACCTAACGGCAAAGGTGGTTTTGTGATTCCGCCAATGCATGGGGTTGTCTACACCCTCACATCTACCTTACAAAAGAACGATAAAGGTTCTTGGTTTGGTTGGGTGGTAACACAGGACAGAATTTTAGATCAAAAAGACAAGTCTTTGTATATCGATGCAAGGACTTTTGGAGCTGATGTATCTAAAGGGAACGTTCAAACAAAAGCAGATGTGGAAGAGAAAGTATCGGACTCAACTCCGTACTAAAATAATAAGGGCCCATTGGTCTTGGATGCTATGCGCGGCATGCGTTAGGAATAATCCCGGGTGAGACCTACCGGGAGCCCTTTACAAATTAAAAAGAAATGATAATAAAAAAAGATAAATTCAAAAATATATTTCAAGGACTTGATATAGCATATGGACAATACCAACCAGGTGAACGTGGCGACAACGGAAAACAACAAGGCAAAGCTTTTATTGTTCGTAGACAAGTCACAGATGAACTCTGGTCAAACCATCTTGCAGGAAAAGGACCAGCCCTTGGAATCATCCCTATTACACAAAACAATGATTGTAGGTGGGGCTGCATTGATATTGACGAATATAACTTTGATCATACTAGCCTCATTAAAAGTATTCGGTCTAATAAACTACCCTTAATAGTTTGCCGTAGTAAATCTGGCGGCGCACACGTATTTTTATTTACCAAAGAAAATATTCCTGCATCTTTGATGCAATCTAAATTAAAACAAATGGCAATCATACTTGGGTATGAAGGGTCAGAAATTTTTCCTAAACAAACAGAAATATTAGTGGATCGTGGGGACACTGGTAACTTTTTAAATTTACCCTACTACAATGAGATGAAAGGACTACGTTATGCTATCAACGATACTGGCGCCGGTTGTACACTTCAGGAATTTTTTGAGCTCCATAGTATTTATGCTTGCACGAAAGAACAAGTCGAAGCA